GAAGAGCCTCATGTCGCAACAGCAGTAAACGCATTGGATAATTAAATGAAAAGTTTCGGTCAATATCTCAAAGAATCTAAAAACACCCACATGACTCATATTGAAGATCGTGTGATTTATGGCGGTGTAAAAGGTGCAAGAGAAGCGATACTTGCATTAAGATCTCTTCGAGATATGTTGGCCGGTAATGCTGATAAAGCAAGTGATGTTACTGTAAAATGGGACGGTGCACCTGCGGTATTTGCAGGAACCGATCCAAGAGACGGTCAGTTCTTTGTTGCTAAAAAAGGTATATTCAATAAGTCACCAAAGGTTTATAAAAGTCATGCTGATATTGATGATGATACAAGCGGAGATCTATCAGATAAACTAAAAGCAGCCTTTGATGCGCTAAAAGATGCTGGTATTAAAGATGTGATTCAAGGTGATATCATGTTTACAAAACCAGAATTGAAAAAAGAAACAATACAGGGTGAGCAGTATATAACATTTCACCCTAATACAATAGTTTATGCTGTGCCGGCTAAATCAGATCTGGCTAAAAAGATACTATCATCAAAAGTTGGTATAGTATTTCATACAGCATATAAAGGTGGAAGCTTTGAAGATATGAAAGCTTCTTATGACGTTAACGTAGATAAGTTAAAAAATAAGAAAGGACTATGGGCTGATGATGCACGTGTTCGCGACTTATCTGGATCTGTCGTATTCTCCGCCAAGGACACGAAGGAAGTTACTCGATCGTTGTCGATTGCGGGTAAAATATTCCAAAAGATTGCTTCTACGACTCTTAGGCAGATTGAAAAGAATCCAGATCTTGCGCAAATAATCGAGACACATAATAACAAATATGTGAGAGCTGGCCAAAAGATTACCAATACTTCTCGGCATGTAGATAGTCTTATTAAATTTATTAATGATAAGTATCAAAAAGAAATTGATAAGAGATCTACGCCAGCTGGAAAATCAACACAACAGAAAAAACGAGATGATATATTATCGTTTTTCTCAAAAAGTAACAAAGCTAATCTTAAGCTTGTATTTGACTTGCAGAATGCAATCGTCGATGGGAAGCTAAAGATTATAAATAAACTAGATAAACTATCAAATATGAATACCTTTATTAAGACTAAAAATGGTTTTAAGGTAACCGGTTCAGAAGGTTATGTTGCCATTGACAAACTTAAAGGAGGTGCATTTAAATTAGTTGATCGGTTGGAGTTCTCATATAATAACTTCAGCCCCGATGTTATAAAAGGCTGGGACACACCGTCCCGATCCTGATGGAAAGAGCGGAAAGTATATGCTAAAGTTTAAACAGTACTATCACATGAATGAAGATGAAGTCAATGAATTGTTGACTATCCAACAACGTGTGAAGTTGAAACAAGCAATAAGACGCAATAAAGCCAAGATTCAAATGGGCGCAAAACGCGCCAGGAGAAAGATTGCCGATCTTGATACTCTAAGAAAACGTTCAGTCAAGCAAGCAAAGAATGTTTTGATCAAGAAGTTCCTTAAGAATAAGAGTAAACAAGATCTATCCTATGCAGCAAGAGGTGCATTGGAAAAGAAAATGGCAAGACCTGGTGTAAAGAATGCAATCCAAAGATTGGCTAAAAAACTACTTCCACAAGTTCGCCAGAAGGATCGCAATAAGCTAAGAAAATCTGGCGGACAAAATGCTAAATCTTAAAAGTTTTACACAATACGTAACTGAAGGTACTAAGGATGTTACCATTGCTTGGGGTAGATTTAATCCTCCAACAATAGGACATGAAAAGTTACTTACCGCAGTTGCAAAAACTGCAAGAGGATCTGCATATAAAATATATGCATCTCAATCAGCAGATCCTAAAAAGAATCCACTTCAATATAAAGATAAAATCAAGTATATGCGTAAGATGTTTCCAAAGCATTCACGTAATATCATGATATCTTCAAAGATTAGAACTATTATGGAGTTGCTATCATCACTCTATGATCAAGGTTTTAATAAAGTTACTATTGTTGCTGGTAGCGATAGAGTAACCGAATATCAAACACTGGCAAATAAGTATAATAAAGTCAAAGGTCGTCATGGTTTTTATAACTTTGACGGAGGAATCAATATTGTTTCTGCAGGTGTAAGAGATCCTGATGCCGAAGGTGCAACAGGTATGTCAGCCTCCAAGATGAGAGCAGCTGCTGCAGATAATGACTTCCAAACATTTTCAAAAGGTTTACCTTCTGGATTTAAAGAAGGACAAAAGCTTTTTAATGATGTTCGTAAAGGAATGAATCTCAAAGAATCATATAAGTATAGACAACATATTGAACTTGAAAAAGTATCTGATGAAAGAGAAGAATATGTTGAAGGCAACCTATATGATGAAGGAGATCTTGTAGTAATTAAAGAAACACAAGAAATAGGTAATGTTCTACAACTTGGAACTAACTACCTACTGATTGAAACTTCAAATGGAAAATACAGATATTGGCTAGACCAAGTTGAACCACTTGAAGAAAAAGATAGAAGGCCAGGTCAAGATCCGGATATTAAGGATAGACCCGGTACACAACCTAAACCTTATTATGGAAAAGATGCGAGAGGAAAAAAGATGTCTAAATCGACTAAAGCAGCTCGTGATAGACACTTTAAGAAGGGTGCAAAAATGGATGATGATAATCCAGCGGCATATAAACCTGCTCCTGGAGATAAAGGCGCAAAGACACGGCCATCAAAGCACACTAAAAAATTCAAGAAAATGTTCGGGGAGGATAACGTGGAAACATTTAAACAGTTCGTCGCAGAGGCTGATGTCACGGCTGCTTTGAAAAAGAAGGCAGAAAAGTCTGGCATGCCTATGGGAATATTAAGACAAGTTTTTAACAGAGGTGTTGCTGCTTGGAGAACTGGTCATAGACCGGGTACTAATCCAACACAATGGGGTTTGGCAAGAGTCAACTCATTTGCAACAAAATCTTCAGGTACTTGGGGAAAAGCAGATAAAGACCTCGCAGCTAAAGTGAGGGGAAGCTAATGAAAAATTTTAAAGAGGTATATGAATTAGGAACTGATGCATATACAAAACACACAAAGAAAATGACACCTGGTCAAAACGAAGGTTATGAGGGTGAAGTAACTAAGATTCTATCAAAGAAAGGAATTGATGCTTACTTTAAAAATGGTAAACTCATGGTTTCAAAGAGAGATAAAGATGCTGCTATGAAAGCATTAAAGAAAAAGTCTCATAAAGTTGATATGCCAACTATTCAGGTTGAATCAGAGCATGTTACTCGATATGGTGATCATTGGAAAGAAGCTGCAGATGTAGGTTATATTGATGAGAAAAGAAAGATGATGAAAAAGGATCCTATGGATCGTTTGAAAAGACTTACACCTACTCAAAGGGCTGCATTGGCACGAGCAGATAGAACAGCCAAACCAAAAAGTCAAGTATCACTTGCTAGAATGCCAGAAGAAGTGGAACATATTGAAGAAGCAACAAACTGGAAAGGAACAGATAATATTTCTTTAACCAGATATTCTGCAAGAAAAGGTTATGGTCTTCAACTAACACAGAAAAAACCAATGGACGGCGATAAAACAAGATTCACTGGTGCATATGTAAATATGCCGATGAAAGATGTTCCTAAACTAATAAAAGCTTTGCAGACAGTTTTTAAAGCTCCAGCTGGTACTCAACTCGGTGATGACGAATAATGAAAACCTTTAAGTCATATATCAACGAAGAAAAAATTCTTGAGCTCAATGATAAAGAGTTCGATGAATATGTTGCTACGTTAAATGATAAAGAACTTGAAGAACTTACTGAATTCATTGGCGGCATTGCAAGAACTGCTAAGAAGGTACTTACTCTCCCCGTAACGGTACCTTACAGAGCAACTAAAGCAGTGGCCAAAGGTGTAAAGAAAGTAGCAACATCTAAACCAGTAAAGAAAACTGGATCACTTATTGCAAAAGGTGCTAAAGCAAGCGTTGTTAATAAGAAAGGCAACTTTCGTTTCAGCACTGCAGGTAGAGCTGATGCTGCTCAGGCCAAATTAGCCAGATTAAAGAAAGCAGCTGCAGATCGCCAAAGACTTGCAAAAGCAAAAGCCGGTATCGCAAAGATGAGGCAAAAGCCAAAGGATACTAAACCAAAGCTTGTCAAATCTGATACAAGTGACAAACAAATGTTTGTGTATCATATCCGAGATAAAAATCAAAGAGAAGGTAACATACATGCAAGAAGTCAGATTGAAGCTCAAGTAAAAGCAAGAGATAATGGTTATGTTATGCCAATGTCTGTAACTAACAAAGGAGTGTATGATGGTAAGTCTTAAAACCCTATTAGAAAAACTCGGTAAAGATGCAACAGCCGGTGACTATGTAAAAGATTTTAAAAAATCAGATGCACCACAGTTCAAAGGCAAGTCTGATAAGAAAAAACATAAGATGGCTATTGCTGCATACCTTGACGCTAAGGATAAAGAAAAAAATGAAGGTAAAGCTTATGGTCCTACAGGAGTATCTTACTATGTTAAGTCAGGACACCCCGATGAAGTTAATCCTAGAACAAGGGAGAAATATCCTGAAAGACAAACTGCCAAATATAAAAAGCAGTGGGCAAAGAATAATAAAGAAGATGTGAATGAGATCTCGGCCAAAATGCTGAATAGATATTATGATAAAGCCAAAACATCTCATGACCAAGCTAAAAACTCTGCATTTGCTCGGCATTTAAGAAAAGAGCCAGGTGTGGATAAAGATCTTGCGGTTGCAGATCGTAGGAAAAAAGGTATAAAGCTTGCTAAGAATCGTGCAATCAGAAGACTTAGAGGTGAAATAAAATGAAGACCTTTAGAGAAATCAGAGAAGCCGTAGGTGCTGGTAAGTATTCAGATATGAATTTAAAGGCAGCAAGAAAACTTATGGGTCCTGCAAAAAACAGAAAAGATGGTATTATGCGTATAATGAAAGGTATGAAAGTAAGTTACAAGCAGGCTACTAAATTTCATGATGATGTTATGAAGGCTGATATGAAATCTGAAGAGACTAATGAAGGTAGCGGTAAACCAGAATCATGGGAAGCAGGTTATAAAAGACGAGTTGTAAGAACTACAAAACCTGAGCATAAAGAAAAAGGAATGAATTGGAGAATCAAAGGTAAGGATAGACCCGAAATCTCTATAAGATTATATAAAGAAAAACCTTCACAAGCAGAATTTAACAAACAAATGAAAAGGGTGGCAGGCCATGAATTCGGTGGATAAATTCAAAAAATTTAGAGAAGAATCAATTGATGAGTTCTGTGAGTGTGTGGATCTTTATGAAGATTTAGAAATAGTTGAAGCAGAATATCAAGGAAAAAAAGTGACACTTAACGATCCTATTAGAACTTCAGAAAATCCAAATAAAAAATTTAAGGTTTATACTATGGGTCCTAACGGTAAAGTTGTTGTTGTACGTTTTGGTGATCCAAACATGGAAATCAAAAGAGATGATCCAGCAAGAAGAAAATCATTTCGTGCAAGACACAACTGTGATAACCCTGGACCAAAGTATAAAGCTCGTTACTGGTCATGTTACCAGTGGAGAGCGGGTAAAAAAGTAGACAACTAAGGAGAAGTTAATGTCAAAAATAAAAGATATAACAGTACTTCTATTAGCCGTAGGCCTGATGGGTCTACTAGGTCTGATAGTTGTTGATGAATTTATGATGGCATCTGAACAGGGAGGTACGTTAGACGGGCGTATCATTGAACTATTACAGATGGCTATAACAGGTATTGTCGGTATCGTTGCTGGTTATGTATCCGGTAAAGATAGCGGCTGTGATTGTCAAAAAGTTGACAAAAAGTAGTGTCAAATAAATGGACGTGTCAAATATTTGTTTCTAACAGTTTTGTAAATAAATATTTTTATTTAAGGAGTAACCATGGCGGATAAAGTAGACGATAGACTAACAAGAATAGAGCAGAAGATCGATAAACTTGCTGATGCCATGGTTTCACTTGCCAGAGCTGAGGAGAAGATATTGGCACTTCAAGATGACCACGATAACATGCGTGAAAGAATGAATAGACTTTCACAAAAACTAGATGACATTCAACGATCAGTTGATGCCAATACTAGGACAATAACAATTATAAATAGAATATGCTGGATAATAATCGGTACAGGTACTGCTGCCATTATTGGACAGTTTATGATGTAACAGGGAGGCAAGCTCATGACAAATCAACTTAAGAGCATAGCTCAAACATACATGAGCATGCAAGAAAAAGTGGAGTATCCACATAAAATGTATGATCCAAAAACTGGTAAAGAGGTTGAAGCCAAAACACCAGAAGATCATGACAAATACGCTAAAATGGGATATACACACGATAAACCAAAAATGGAAGCAATGGATCCAGTAAATAAAGATGCCGTCAAGAAAAAGTTTGATGATCGAAAAGATAAAGACATCGATAATGACGGTGATGTAGATTCATCTGATAAGTTCTTACATAAAAGACGTAAGGCAATCAGTAAAGCTATGGCTGATAGTAGAGAATTTATTTACGCTGCCAAAATGGCTAAGAAAAACGGTGAAAAAACTTTCACTGTTGGTGGTAAACAATATGATGTTGAAGAATTTGATAAAGTGAAAGTTAAGGAAAGCACAGTGTTAAAAAGTTATGTAGAAATTATGCAAGAAGATAAGGCAAAAGCTTCACACACTGCTTCACCAAAAGCAGCTGAAGTTGAACCAGAAGAAAATCCTGATCTACCTACTCAAAAGGATATGGCTCCAAATACTAAAAAAGCTTTGGACATGCACAGAAAAGGTGAGAAAAGAGATTACCCAGCGGATAAAAATCCAAAGGGAACTGAAAAAATGAAACAGGCTGCCAAGCCTAAAACACTAAAAGATATAAGGAGATAATTATGGCAATCAGTAAACCAGGTTGGCTTGAAGAAGCAATTGCAAAGCCAGACGGATATTATACCGCAAAAGGTGAGAAACTAAAAGGTGCAAACCTTTCTGCAGAACATATTGCAGAATGGAATGGCGAAAGTGCACCTCAGCAATTGAATGAAGCTCCTTCACATAAATCTCTTGAAGATATGAATAAGAAAGAACTTGAGGCACTAGGTCGTCAGCACGATATTGAATTAGACAGACGTAAAAGTAAAGCTGATTTGATTGAAGAGTTAACTGCACACATGGAATCGTAATATATAATCAGGTAAGACAAATTTACCTGAGGATATTATGAAGATTGATGAGTTAACGAATAAAAACTTTTTATTTTATGCGTCTAAACATTATGATAATAAGCAGTGTACTTCTATGGAAGAGTTTAAAGATGATATGCAACGTTTTAAATATCTCAAAAGACTCTTTAAAAGATATTCTACTGCAGGTGATTTACAAGAGCGTTTAATACTAAACCATCTTATAATTATACAGAATGTGTTTGGTATAGAAGCGGCGATTAAAATGCTATTCTTTAAGGTTGAAGAACAACATTGGCCTGCATTAAAAACGTTCCTTGTATTTTTAAATTATCTTAAAGAGGATCTCTATGTAGATGTTCCTCTGGATGTTAATATAGTTAGAGTACTAAGAGGAATTTAATGGGGATAATTTCAAGAGCTGCTGATACATACTATGCGTATCGTTTCATCAAACATCTTGTTACCCCATGGAACAAGATGAAAGCCTATGAATTAGGTTTGGTTGATGAAAATGGAAAGAAACTAAAGAGTCCACAAACTTCAGAAGAAAGAAGTGAATATAGTTATTTCCATAGATTAGTATTTAATCTTAAAAGAATATTAGAAAAGCTACCATTTGGAAAATCAAGACTTGCATCATATGCAGCTGCATTGTTTCTTATAAAAGAAGATGGCAAGTTAAATGATGAACAACTTGATAAAATATTAGCTCAGATTGAGATTGATACTGACACATTTATACCAGAAGAAAACGAGTGGACTCAAGACGATTTAGGAAATCTTGTTCCCGGTGAATATGAATTAAAGCAAGATATGGCATCACCATTAACTGGTGAAATGATTGCAAAAGAAAATACCAAAGTCATAGTACACGAAGGTCTTAAACCCTCAGGTCATATATTCAGAATGCCTATCTTTAAAGTATATCATAAGCCTACAAAACAAGAAATATATGTTTCAGCTCAGGATATAAGAAGATGATTACACTAAGAGATCTAAGAGAAAATGGTCCTTGTTGGTCTACTCACAAACAGGTAGGAATGAAGAAGAAACCCGGCAGGCCTGGACTAGTTCCTAATTGTGTACCGAAAGAAGATATACGAGAAGCAGATCCAAAAGTTGGAACAGGTAAAAAACCAAAAGGTTCAGACAGGAGGTTATACACGGATGAGAATCCCAAAGATACAGTCCCTATTAGATTTGCCACTGTGGCTGATGCCAAGAGAACTGTGGAGAAGGTCAAGAAGATTAGTAAGCCGTATGCTAGGAAAATTCAGATCCTAACCGTTGGAGAACAAAGAGCCAAGGTTATGGGTAAAACAGATGTTGTTAGTGTATTCACTAAAGGTAAACAACAAATAAGACAAGAAGAAATGGCGAAGAGAGCAAAGAAAAAAGAAGTAGATGAAGTTGCCGCCAATTCAGTAGCTGGTGGAGGTGTAGACTTAACGCCAGGAATAAGAAAAAAAGATGACCGACTTAAGTATTCTATAGGTCGAATGTTTAGAAGGAACAACGGAGTAAGATAATGTTATCAATATTAGGATCCCTTTTAGGGTTTGCAAGTTCTGCGGTACCCGCAATCACGGACTCATTTGCAAAGAAAACAGATCAAAAGCATGAACTGGAAAAAATGAGAGTGATGGCAGAACTTCGCAAGAGCGGGTATGATCACGATATCAAGATGTACAATGAAATGGGTGCTGCTCAAGAGCATGAACGTTTGATTGCACATGATGTTGCTATCTCAAATACTGGCGGATGGATTAGCGCTTTGCAAAGATCTGTACGTCCAGTTATCACTTATGCCTTCTTCGGGCTATTCTGCACGATTGAGATAGTGCTCCTTATGGAAGCAATTGAAAAAGGTACTGACTTTTCAGAGGCTATAAACCTCTTATGGGATGATGAAACAAAAGCAATTTTTGCTGCAATTATTTCATTTTGGTTTGGCTCGAGGGCCATCGAGAAAAGTCGAAAAAAATAAATAAACCTACAACTACAAATTTTAATATATTATAAGCAGGAGAGATTAATGCCAAGTAACCACTTGCCGACTCTTTATCAAGAGTTTATTCACTTGTCAAGATATTCCCGTTGGCTTCCAGAAAAAGGACGCAGGGAAACTTGGGGAGAAACTATAGAAAGATACTTTGACTTTTTCCAAGATCATATGGAAGAAATGCACGGGTATAAAATTAATAAATCACTAAAAGACAAATTAGAAAACGCGATTTTGGAATGTAAAGTAATGCCCTCTATGCGGTGTTTGATGACGGCAGGTGAAGCGTTAAAAAGAGAAAACATTGCAGGATACAATTGTTCATATGTAGCAATTGATAGAGTACAAGCTTTTGATGAAATCTTGTACGTATTGATGAATGGAACAGGTGTAGGTTTTTCAGTTGAAAGACAATTTGTTTCAAAGCTACCTGTTGTAGCAGAAGAGTTTTTTGAAACTGATACAGTTATTCAAGTTGCCGATTCTAAATTAGGTTGGTCTAAAGCATTCAAAGAACTCGTTGGTCTGTTGTACATCGGACAAGTTCCAAAATGGGATTTGAGTAAAGTCAGACCTGCTGGCACACCACTTAAAACTTTTGGTGGTAGAGCATCAGGACCTGAGCCATTGAACGGCTTATTTAAATTTACATCTGAAATATTTAAAAGAGCTGCAGGTAGAAAACTAAGTTCTATTGAATGTCATGATATCGTATGTAAGATTGCAGAAATCGTTGTTGTCGGTGGTGTAAGGAGATCAGCTTTGATCTCACTATCAAACCTTTCTGACGACAGAATGAGGCACGCTAAATCAGGACAATGGTGGGAAAATGAAGGTCAACGAGCTCTTGCAAACAACTCTGCATGTTATACAGAAAAGCCTGACATGGGTATATTCATGGATGAATGGAAAGCACTCTATGATTCTAAATCAGGTGAAAGAGGTATATTCAACCGTGCATCTGCAACTGAGCAAGCTGCAAGAAACGGTAGACGTAATACCGAAGGTCATGAGTATGGAACTAATCCATGTAGTGAAATCATTCTTCGTGACCGTGAGTTCTGTAATCTTTCCGAGGTTGTTGTAAGACCTGAAGATACAAAGGAAACTCTTTTGGAAAAGGTAGAGCTTGCTGCCGTTCTTGGAACATTTCAATCAACTCTTACAAACTTTAAATATGTAAGTAAAGAGTGGAGAAAGAACTGTGAAGAAGAACGATTGCTAGGTGTATCAATTACTGGAATCATGGACAATCCTTTAACTAATGGTAAAAAAGGAGATCTTGATTCTCTTCTCAAAGAACTTAAAGAAAGGGCTATTAAAACAAATGCAAAGATTGCTAAGGAGATTGGCATACCGCAGAGTGCCGCGATTACGTGTGTCAAGCCTAGTGGAACTGTATCGCAACTTGTTGATGCGGCTTCAGGAATACATGCTCGGCATAATCCTTATTATATCAGGACCGTTAGAGGTGATAAAAAAGATCCTCTCACGCAAATGATGGTTGATGCTGGTTTTCCAGTTGAAGACGATATGATGAATCCAGGACACACTTCTGTATTTTCATTCCCAATGAAAGCACCAGATCATGCAGTGTTCCGTACAGATATGACTGCCATTGAACAACTAGAACTTTGGTTGTCATATCAAAAGCATTGGTGTGAGCACAAACCATCTGTGACTATTTCTGTTAAAGAAGATGAATGGATGGAAGTCGGTGCATGGGTTCATAAAAACTTTGAATGGATGAGTGGAGTTTCATTCTTACCATTTAGTGAGCATACATATCAGCAGGCTCCATATCAAGATTGTGATATTGAAGCTTATAAAGATATGTTAGCAAAAATGCCAAAGAACGTTGATTGGTCTGCGTTAGCAGGTTATGAAACTCAAGATACAACAGTAGGTTCACAAGAGTTAGCTTGTACCGCTGGTGGATGTGAAATATAATAGAAGGAAAAATGATGAGAAATTTTTATTTAATTTTTATGTTAGTTTGCATGTTTGGTGGAATGGTAGTATCTGCAAATGCCGCGGATATGACTATTGAAATGCTAAACAAGCGTGATAAAGAAAAAATGGTGTATAGTGAAGATATCGCTCGTATCGATGTAGGTGATACTCTTACTTGGGTACCAACATCTAAAGGACATAACGTGCATTTTATTGCCGGGCCTGACGGTTGGGAACTTCCAAAGAAGAGTAAAAACAATGCCGAAGTATCAATCACATTTGATACTCCTGGTGTGTACCTATACCAATGTACTCCACATGCAACTATGGGAATGATTGCATTTGTGGTAGTCGGCGAAGATACCTCTAATCTTGATGCTATTAAAAAAATGAAAATCCGCGGTAAAAGCAAGAAGAAGTTTAAAAAGCTTCTTAAAGATATCTAATGGAAATTAAATTATACACTAAAGAATCGCCGCCTTGCAGTTATTGTGAGGCGGCTAAAGCTTTATTAAAAGTAAAAGGTTTAGAATACGAGAATTTGGTTATCGGTAAAGATATTGACCGAGACCAAGTGCTTGAAGACGCCAACGGATGGAGAACTGTTCCAATGGTTTTTATTGATGGTAAGATGATAGGCGGCTTTGTAGAATTACAAAGTTTTATTTTGTCACGAGACTTATCATAAGGAGGAGATATGGAAGAGTGTGATTACTGTGGTGCGAAGTTTGACGTAAAGTTTGATGATCCAGAAGATCACGAACTTAATTTTTGTCCTGCGTGTGGAGAAGACCTATGGGAAGACGAGGACGATGAAGAAGAAGGAGACGAAGATGACTATGAAGAAGATGAATAAATACCATTATGTGGTATTACAATGATGAAGTATTTAACGAAACCCCTGAAGATTATCAAGGCTTTGTTTATGAAATTGTGGAGCTTGATACTGGGTGTAAGTACATTGGTAAAAAGAATTTTTGGAAGCCTAAGACTTTGCCGATTACTAAAAGTCGTAAAAGACGGGTGCGTACACGTACTGAGTCTGATTGGAAAAGTTATTTTGGCTCCAGTGAAAAAGTCAATTCACTGGTTGAAAGCAAAGGTGAAAAAGGATTCCAACGAGTAATTTTACGTTTATGTAAAACGAAAGGTGAAATGTCCTACTTTGAAGCTAAGTTACAATTTGAAAAAGATGTACTATTTAATCCCTTATACTATAATGAATTTATAGGATGCAAAATACACGCAAAACATCTTGGAGGAATCAATGGGTGAAGTAATTGAATTTCCTGTTGAGCTAACTCGTCCTCCGGCGGGAATAGCTTATGATCTCGATACGGTTGCAGTAGTATCTGAAGTTTTATATCAAATCATGGAAGATAGAGATTATGAAATAGATCAAAAACTTAAAGATGATATTAAAGTATTGACAAATCTTGCATATGCCGCGGTAAGAAGACAGGCAGATGAAGAAGATGAACAACATCATCCTTTCCATGAGATGATGAATGATATGTCTGGTGCTATTGACACCGCAATAAAAAGTTTAAAAAAAGATAAATAAACTGAAAATAATGGTGTACATTCAGTAAAAACTTTGGTATAATTATATTATGATTATTTTAGATTACAGCGCTATTGCCATTGCAGGCATTATAACTCAAAGGATGAATATTGACGAGCAGCTAATCCGTCATATGATCCTCAATTCAATCCGTATGTACAATAAGAAATACCGTGACAAGTATGGACAAATGGTCCTAGCTTGTGATAATAGTTCTTGGCGTAAAGAAGTATTCCCTGAATATAAACATAACCGTAGAAAAGGCAGGGAAGAATCCAGTCTTGATTGGGCTAACATCTTTGATATTATTACTCGTGTAAGAGAAGAAATCAAAGAAAACTTTCCATATATTGTTATACATGAAGAAAGATGTGAAGCCGATGATATTATCGGTACGCTTGTACATAACACACAAGAATTTGGCCAGCATGAAGAAGTCATGATTGTATCTGCTGACCATGATTTTAAACAACTCCAAAAGTTTAAAAATGTTTCTCAATTCAGTCCTATGACTAAAAAGGCTGTAGTTGAAAAAAATCCAAGATTGTATCTTATGGAACATATACTGAAAGGTGATGCTGGTGACGGTGTACCTAATGTCTTATCTGCCGATGATACATTCGTTAAAGGTGATAGACAATCACCTATGACTAGAAAAAAGATGGATGCAATAATTGAAGACCTTGAAGAAGGTGAATTATTGTATGCTGCATCATGGTATCGTAACTATTGTAGAAATAAACAGGTTATTGATTTAAGTGAAACTCCAGATGATCTAAAAAGAAATATTATAAATACATTTAGTAATTATAATCTACCATCAAAAAGTAAAGTTTTGAATTATCTAATACAAAAACGATGTAAACTTTTGATTGAATCTATAGAGGACTTTTAAATGCTAAACCCAAATAATCATACATTGCATGAAGCACTAACAGAAGTTGGTGCTGTGCAAACACGTGAAGAAAAGGTACAACTACTTCACAAATGGAATTCATACGCGCTTCAAATGGTTTTACGCGGTGCATATGATGATAAGATAGAATTTAATTTACCACCTGGCGCACCAGAATATAAAAAAGCACCTGAAGCAACTTCACCTGCAGTCATTCAAAAGCAGGTAAAAAATAACTTTAAGTACTTTGCAAAAGGTGGTGCAGGTGATAATATGATGCCAGCCAAAAGAGAAAAGATGTTTCTTGGTATGCTTACAATCGTACATCCAGATGACGCACCTCTTTTAGTTGCAATGAAAGATAAAATGTTTCAAGGCCTTTACAAAGTCGTAACCAAAC